CGATAAAAATTTCTAGCCATGTTACACAGTTTCCATTTATACAAAAAGTTTATACTATTTATATAACATGATTATTCTACTGTGTCAACACTATCCTTTAAAAAATCTGGAATAGTACTATTTCCAAAAGGTCTAATCCTAGATATTTCTTTTGCAACTCTGTCTGCTTCTGTTTTAGTACGAAATGTTCTGACAACATCATTAGTTGGGTATTCAACTACATTCCAACCAGTACCATTTTCTTGTATAAAATATTCCACTTTTCTATACCTTGATGTCTGTGAATTTGTCATAGGTCTTACTCTTCCCAAGACCCAATCCGAAAGTTTTGTTATCAGAGTTCTCTTGTCCACTATCTATTATATCCTTTTGTGCTTCTTGTTCACAATCATATAATTTCATTCTGGCTCTGTCTATACCAAGAATGAATCTTTTATTCATACTAGGATCATTATATCTATTCTTCAATTGTTTCACCATTATTTGATTTAAATCTTCTAGTTCCTCTGTAGAAATGAGTGCAAACATAAGGTCAGCCGTAGCAGGCAAACCAAAACTTTCTGATGTATCTTCCAACCCAATGTCGCTTGACGAAAATCCACTTCTAGTAGTTTGTGTCGCTGACATAATAGGAACAATATTTTCAACTGCAAGGCCCCTAAGTTCTTCTGCAATCGCTTTGATATAAAAGTAAGAACCAACATTTGCGTTTCCCTTAAATCTTGATGATGCACATATATTCAAATAATCAATAAAAATAATATCTGGTTTAAATGACTTCTTGAGTGCAAGTTCTTTTATCAAACTACGAAAGTGTCCAGTATGGGCAGACGCAGTTGGATATTCTTTGATAATTAACTTTCCATTGGTCTTTTTTTGTATTTTTGAAAGACGATCAGTAAACATTTTCTTAGGCAATTCATGCAATTCATCCATAGTTATATTCATTAGATTCGCATCAATTCTTTCTGCAATACGTTCTTCTGCCATCTCCATTGTTATGTACAAAACATTTTTACCTTGCATAAGTGTAGACGCAGCCATGTGACACATGAACAACGATTTACCCACACCAGTTCCAGCAAGTGCAATGTTTAGTGTTTTTTGTGGTAGTCCACCCTTAGTTATTTTGTTAAAATAATCAAGGTCAAACTCCATCCTTTCCTCTTTTTTATGGTAGAACTCAAATCGTTCTTTACCATTTTCGACATAATCATGTCCTACATTTTGGTCAAATGCAACTGCAAGTGCTTCTGTTAGAATACTTGGAATTGCTTCAGCAGTATGTTGTTTATCTTTTCCATCAATGATTTGTATACCACTAATGATTGCATTATATACTGCCTTGTCTTTACAAAACTTTTCTGTCGTATCAACCAACCATTGCATATCAACATCATGTTTGTTTAGAGTTTCTATAATCTCTAATACTTTATTAAATTGTTCTTGGTTTAAATCTTTTCTATTATCTAATTCAATTGATAGTGTTTGTTTAGTAGGAAGATTACCATACTTTTCTATAAACTTATTTATCTCTTCAAATATAACACGATCATGCATATCAGAGTAATACTCTGGTTTTAGAAATGGTAAAACCTTACGTGCATAAGGTTCATTAGATATTAAGTTTGATAATGTTGTTCGTTCAATGTTTTGTTGAATTGACATATTGTAAGCTGTTATCCTCTAGTTGTTTTTCCATAATATCTATAAGTACGTCACCAATTAGATTTTTAAATTCTAAATCTTCTTGTAATTCTTTTCCAGATATATCTTTTGAATATATCAGATCATAATGAAATGTCAAGGGCATTTCACCCTTATCAGTTTCTTTCTTTGCGAATTTTACCTTACCATATTTGTATATGATATCTTTATACTTACCAGTTGATTCTAAAAGTTGTATGCCTTGCCATTTATTATTCTCTTCTTCACTGGCTACAAACTTATAACATCTTGATATATCAAGTCTGCTCAGAACTACCATCTACAACTTCCTCAGCTTTATTTCCATACTTAAATTCTTTTGTTGCACACTCGTCTAACTGTTTCATAATATCTTCAGTAAAGAACCTAGTAGGATCATTATTTATTGTCTTACCAAATGTTTTTGAACCATCTGGTAATTCTATTCTTGTAGAAACAGATTTAAATATACCATACTTGAGTGCAAGGTCAAGTAATCCATAATGTCTATCTAAACCTTTAGTATAGGTTAATCTTACATCAACCATTTTGTTTTCTACTGTAAGTCTTGATTTTGCATTTTTACAATGCACAATACTACCTATGACTTCAGTTCCATCTTTCTCTTTCTTCTTTGAAAGATATACAATAGATGAAGCTGCATACTTTAGTCCAGAACCACCACCCATTTCTTTTGTAGGAAACATAGAACCAACAACATCATAAGTATGATTGGTAACAACCATTGGTACTTTTGCACGACCAAGTTTCAAAGTTAATACACGAAATGCAGCTTTGAGAACTTGTGCTCGTGTCATATCTCTAGTTTCTTTTCCATCAGCAGTATCTTCTACTTCTTTCGTAGTAGATAACATACCAAGTGAATCTAAACATAACATAATAGGTTTTCTATCTGATTCACCTTGTTCTAATAACTTATCTAGTACACGAATAGCTTGTGTTCTAAATTCTTGTACAGTTGTTACAGGAACAATTACCATTCTGTTTGGATCAATACCTCTATCAATTACCATTTGTTTTGTAATTGCAGATTCTGATTCAAAATATAAAACACCAGCTTCTGGATTTGCATCTAGAAAACTTTTGACCATACCCATGACAAAAAATGTTTTACCTGTTGCACTTTCACCAGCGATTGCAGTTATCTTGTTACTTGGCAATCCACCATAGATACTACCAGATAATAATGCATTAAAGATATAAGAACCAGAGTCAATAAATGAATCTACATCTCCTGCTTCTACACCATCTGAAACTAAAGCTGCATACTCATTACCAGTTGTTTTTACAATCTCTTTTAAAAAATCCATTTATATATCGTCCTTATTTCTATTTTCAGATTTAAATGCTTCAAATCCGCCTGGGTATCTTGATTCAAGTTTTGCAGTATTAATTTCAATGAGTTCTTCTATAGAAGTATCTAAGGCTAAACAACCTTGTGCAACATACCACATGATATCACCAAGTTCAGATCTAAGATGTTTAACTACATCATCATCTATTTCTTTACCTTGAAATACCACTTTCTTTACTATATCACTAAACTCACCACTTTCACCAGACAAACCTACACTTGCAGTTAAAAGTCTTGCTGGGTTAACTCCTTGTTCTTCAATCCTATCAATTTCATCTATAAAATTTTTAGGATTCTTTGAGGCATAACTTGTTACCTCGTTAACGAACTCTTCATAATCTGTTAATAAATCACCTTCCATTAGAATCTCCAAATATTGTATTGTGGGTTTTGTTTACTTTAACAAATGTTGTACACTTTGTCAAGTGTTTTAATTCACTTGCACCAACATAAGTACAAGATGATCTTAGACCACCAAGTATATGTTGTATCGTAGGTTTGATGGGCCCTTTATGTGATATCAAAACTTCTTTACCTTCACTTGCACGATAATCTTTTAAACCACCAAAATGTTTATCATTTGCAACTGTAGAACTCATACCATAAAAATGAACTTTACCATCAACAACTTCTCCGCCACCCTCGTCATGTCCAGCCAACATACCACCTAACATAACAAAATCTGCACCACCACCAAATGCTTTTGCAACATCACCACTTGTAGTACAACCACCATCTGCGATTATCTGACCACCCAATCCATGAGCTGCATCTGCACATTCTATAATTGCAGATAGTTGTGGATAACCAATTCCAGTATGAACTCTTGTTGTACAAACAGAACCAGGCCCTATACCAACCTTTATTATATCTGCACCATTTAATACTAATTCTTGTGTCATATCGGCAGTTACAACATTACCAGCAATAATGACTAATTCTGGATGATTAGATCTTATATTATATATAAAGTTACTAAACATTTCTGTGTAGCCATTTGCAACATCAACACAAAGATATTTAATTTTACCATCTGTAAGTTCATATACATCTCTAAACTTTTGATATTCTTCTTCAGTTGCACCAATACACATTGCAACGTGTTCAGTTCTTTGTGGATATATATTAAATGCATCTTGACCTAATGCTTCTGCATCAAAAAATTCAACCAATTGATTTGTATTATATGTTTTAACTAAACAACTAAACATTCTTTCTGAAGCTAAAATATCTGCAATCTCCATAGTACCTACACCATCCATATTAGATGCAATGATAGGTATTCCATAAAAACGTCTATCATGTCCTTTGGCATTTCTAAAGTCTATAGATCTGAATAAATTTACTTCTTTTCTTGATTTAAGAGTTGATCTTTTTGGTCTGATTAATACATCAGAAAAATCTAGTTTGGTATCTTCTTCTATAATCATTATACTTCCTTTTAAATATTATGGTAGGTTCGCCATGGCGTCCAAAATTTAGATAAATTAAGCCTATCATATTTTTCAATTGTGGAATCTATTGCATTTTCAAAAGTTTTTTTCCAATTTATATGTAGGTGTTTTTCCCAAGTCATATCTTGTATTTCATTTCTATTTACATTTTTAAAAGATTTTATTGCATCTATTAATTCAGAACTATCAGACACTAATTTATAATGACTCTTATCAGAACATATATCTGTACTTGCGTGTTTAAAGTTTTTACTATTAAGAATAATTGGAACTCCATGAGATAAAGCCTCTAAAGCAGTTATTCCCCATGCTTCCATAGAACAAGTAGAAAAATAAGTCATTGACTTAGATAGTGTTTTCATAACATCTTTATGATTAAGTCCAAATAAAACACCATCCCAATGAGAATTTTTATTAAGATAGTTTAACTCTTTATCATCATTTGGCTTATTAGTCATAAGTATTGTTTTAAATTCAGTATCACACAACCAGTTTTTTAAAATGAATGGTTTCTTTTCTATCGGATCACATCTTCCTATTGTACAACAATCATATTCGATATCCATAATTTCTGGTTTACTACCTTTAACATAACTAGAATTAATATAACCATCAACTATTACATCATCTGTATCTAATCTTTTAGCCATAGACCTATACCATTCATGTTGACTCTTACTAACCATGTAACAGGAATGACTATGTTTATTAAGATTTTTCATTGTTGATAAGATAGAAATTAACCCATGATGACCATGATTTATAAACATAATTGGTACTTCTGAGTCTAACATTTTAGCACCAGAAAATGAAGCTTGATGCCAATTAGATATAATAATATTTGCATTTATATCTTTTGCAAAATTTTTTATTTTAGTAGTATTATCTTTTATTGGTTCTTTATTATTAATATTAATAATATGAACATCATCAAAAGTTTCAACAATTTGATGACAAAATTTTTCTATTCCACCGACAACTACATCTTGATTATATTCACCAAAATGAATATTATATGGTAAGGCTATTTTCATTCTTTCCAGTAATAAATTGGTTCACTATTGTTTATATCATATATATTCGGATGCTTCATCAATGCAAGACGATAGGGTGACCATTTAATACCTCTACCCCAATTCAACCAATCCATCATTTCAATTTTTGTAACAGAACCCCTATCATGAATGTATTGAACAATTTCATTAAATTTTTCACTATCACCCATAATCTTTTGTCTTGATAATAAATCATTCATATAGATATTCATTTCAATTATTTTATCTTTATATGTAAGATGATTATTCATCCAATTCAAAGCTTTAGATGCTTCTTCATTTCTATATTCTAAGTCATCCAAATAACTATTTAGTAGCGTTACAGCATCACTATCATCTTTAAAAAAATCTCCAGTTTTATATAATTCGTGGTAATAACTAGCATCATACATGATATAAGGAACTCCATTCATCATACCATCTGTAGTTGCAACTGACCAACCACCATATTTTTGTTTTGGAGAAAACCCTACACAACATTTTTGTAATTGTTTATAATACCAATCTTTATTACCTTTTGTTGTGATAACATAATCACGATTAGGTTTTTCTAAGAGAGGAATCCATACTTTAAAATCTTGTCTAACTTCCCATAACTTATCACAAACAGAAATAAATTCTTTGAAATGCTTATAAGTATCTGGTCTATGATTGAATACAATAATCTTCTCTGGTCTAGAATTGATATCTGAAACTATATCACTTACATCAACACCTAGATGTTGAACTGTTAAGATTTCATCTAATTTTTGTATAGTCTTATCGTTAAAAGTTTCTTTTGCTTGATTTAATATCAGACTTTTTTGATATGCTGTATTTAAATAACACCTATCATATTCTAATAATCCTGTTATGTTTTGTAAAAAACTATCTTTAGGCCATGCAACAACTTGTTTCAAGTCTGTCCAATGAGTATATCCAAAAAAAGGTGGAACATGGTGTGTTACATTGTATAATATATTTTTGAGTGCATGAGCGTGTTCTGGTAAATGACACATTACCAAATCAAAATCAAGTTTACCACCAAGCATTCTTTGTAGAGTAGTTACATCTACATGAGATCTCATTGTTGGTGGATATGTTGGTAAATCAATGTATAGTTGTGTTACATTGTCAAACTGTAATGATGGTGTTGGTTTTGTAAGAATTAAATAAAACCACAAATCATCACGAATTTCATTCAATAGTTTTATTTGTTTTTTTATTACTTGAATGTAGCTATCTTTTTCTAAATCTTTAGAAAAAGTTATGTTAGGGTACACAAGTACCCTAACAGTTTTTTGTAGTCTTAAATCTAAATTAAATAAGTTCATGCAGC